ATCTATATTTATAATTATTTTACTTTTTTTATAATTTTAAAAAAATAAAAATATATCTTATTTTTTTTTATAATTTTTTCTTAAATTTTTTTCTTATATTTTTAAAAGATTATTAAATATATAATTTATAATGTTACTATTAAAAGATAAATTTTTATATTTATTTGTTATTAAAAATATGAATGAAAAATACTAATTCTGCTCAAAGTTTATTGCTTTTGATTCATATATATTATAAGTTTTTATTATTTTTAACCATGAAAGGGTATTTTCTACAATATGTCTTCTTTTTAAAAAAATCTTTTCATCATCTTTTAATGATTCTTTACTATTATTATTTTCAAAAAAATGTTCAAAATTTCAGAAAAATATTTAAATTATATTTTTTATTGTAAAAATAAATTAATATATAAAAACATTTAATTATAAAAAACAAATTTATTCTTTTTATTGAATATTTTAAAACCATTTTAAAATAATTATTGATAATTTTGTTGAATTTGAATTTCGAAACAGCTCCTATATGTCATTTAATTAAAAATATATATTATAAATATTTTTAATTTTGAACATTTTTCTGAAATTTTGAACATTTTTTTAAAAATAGTAATATTATATAAAATTAATATAATATACTTATTTTTCTAAAAAGAAATAGGTAAATCATCAGATATAAATTCGGCGTTCCCATTTCTATGCCATTTTACAAGCATTGCTATTATTTCAACACCACAATCTTTTGCAGTTTTAACTGCATCTCTGTATTCTGGATCTAAAGTAGATATTTGAAATCTTTCAACATCACCTCTTTGAATAATAAAACATAATATAGTACGGATTGGTGTGGACGAATCAGTTTTTATTATTGTTAATTCTTTTATGTGTTTTAATGCACGTGGACTTACTGTATCTGTATTTTTTTTACGATATCCTTCTGGAAAGTATGCCACTTTAGAATTAAAATCCCTTGAAGAATAATCTGGTAATATTACTTTTTTCTTAGAAGGTTTTATATAAGGAGTTTCTTCATAATTTGCAATTGGAACATTTTTAATTTCCATAATAAATGGAACATTATTTTCGTCTGTACCACTAAAGTCAAATCTGGAATCTACTTTATTTTCAATCTTAATAACTGTTTCTCTTCTGTAATTTTTTGGATTTTTCAATGAAGACAATAAACCATTTTTTAATGCATTTTCTGCTAGTTGTTCTGCAAATTTTGGATAAATACCAACTATTGATTCACAATCAGGATGTTGAGGATCTCTAAATATTGATAGACAAATACGGTAAGTACATTTTTGTTCAGTTTTAATAGGTAATTTAGATAATAATACAACTGCATCTTTTTCCGCTAAACCACAACATCCTAAAGATGGACTATGTGATATTACTTCTGTTTTTATATTATTTTCTTCAATCAATACATCTGCAACATATGGTGATTTAATAACTTTAGAAGGACGATGTAGTACAGTTCCTTCTATTAAATTTGCAATACTAAAAATAATATTGTGGTTAATTATTTTATTTTGTTCTTGCATTTTTAATTACTTTATGAAAATAAATAAAGTAATTATTTCAAGTCTTATAATTAAATCAATTTTTTATAAAAACTTATCTAATATATTAGTTTCATTAAAATTAATTGTAAAATAATAAATATTTATAATTATTAATGTAATAGTCTTTTTATTTTTTCTTGACTTTTAAGTTCTGTATTATTTAATGCCTTGTAATTAGTAAAACTTATTTTTTTGTTATATTCTGCAGAAGAATTTAATGAAACTGGAGTAAATATAGTATGCATAGGAGGACCTCTAGCTTTATTTTCAAAAAAAATGTTCCATTCTTCTTTTGTTTTAAGTTTTTTATTTTTTGTAGCATTTAAAGTAATATCATTCCTTTTAATATACTCTTTCTGTAAATTACTTAGTGTTACTTCCTTCTTCTCATTTCTTAGTTTATTTTTATATAATTTCAAATTATATAATTCAACCATACTTCTAAAATCTCTATAACTAGAAGAATTTTGTGCTATAATATTTAATAATATAAAGAATTGTTTTTTTATATCATTCCTACTATTTACATTACAATAATCTTGTAAGGAGTTTTTAAATTCATCAAAATCATCTGAATTTCGAATTAAACTTATTACATCTATTTGAATACCATAATCATTTCTAAAATTATCTATATTTCTATTTATATATTCTGTGTACAAATTTCTTAAACTACTATAACTATTCGGAGCATCATTTAGTATTATACTCATTTTATAAAAAAGTTTTTGCATTAAAGACATTTTTATATATTATATTATTAGAAAATAAATTTAAAATCCATCTAATAAATCTGTTTTATTATTTTCTAATAAAACTTGCTTATATAACTTTAATGTATCCTCTTTTTTTTTATCATAAATTTCTGTTATAAATTCTTCAACTATTTTTTGTGTCTCTTTATTTGTTTTATAGTCTTTATATTTTGTTTCAATCATATTTTTTTGTTCTTCAAAAAGTGTATCCATAAGTATAAATTCTTCATCATTTATAGATTCATTATAAAAATCTTTTAAATGTTTGTTTAATTTAAACATTGAATCATCAACAATATCTTTTAAATTCATTTTTATAAATTTTTCCATATTATTTTTATAGACAACACCCTCATTTTTATCTTTTTCAATAATAACATTTAGATTATTTTCATTATCTAATATAGTCTTTAGTAAATTTGTATACATAATTTTTGAAAATAATAAAGAATGTCTCGTAAATTTGTTAATTTTTGAAACGTCCCATTCATTATCAAATGGTTCTATTTTTAAATTTATTAATATATTATTATTATTAATAGTATTATTACATGTATTATTAATATTTACTATATTTGTTATAGAACAACATTTATCTTTATGTCGGTTTAGATTAAATTTCCTACTATACGACTTATTACAATTTTCACAAATATACATAGTTTTTGAATCTTTAATATTTATAATAGTATTTTCATTATTATTATCATATTTTTTTTCTAAAGATAATATCTTTATTTCATCATCTGAATACTTATAAGAATCAATACTTCTTTCACATTTTATTTTTCTACTTAAATGACGCACTATTTCAATCTTCTGTTTAGTTTTATGAGAACATCTATAACATTCATAATATGACATATATTATATATAAATTTATTTTTTAAGTAATTTATTACTTTAATGAGTAACTTTTAAATTAGTTTTTTTAATATATTATTTAATTACAATAATTTATTAATATTTTTATAAAAATATTTTTATAACTTTTTACTTTACTCATAATTTTGAGTAAAAATGAGTAAAAATTTTAAGTAAAATTATTATTTTATTTTATTACTTATTATTACAATATTTTCAATCAATATTATTTTTATTGATTCAATAAAAAAATTACTTTTTTTGGAGTAAAATGAGTAAATTGGAGTAAAAAATAAAATTGTAAATATACTAATAAAATAATAATAAATAAAGTATAAAATAAATATTTATTGAATAACGTATTGATACCAAAAAATCAAGCAATTTTACTCAAAAAAAGTAAAAAATGAAAATTAAAAAAACTGTGTTTTTATATTTCTAAAAAGTTTTTAAAATTTTTTTTTTTCAAATCGGAAATTTCAAAAAAAGTTTTTGAAATCATGTTTTTTTTATTTTCATTTTTTACTTTTTATAAGTAAAATTACTTGATTTTTAAATATAAATAATATATTCAATAAATAGTTATAATAATATAATAAATACAATAAATAATACAATATATTACAACTTTATTTTTTACTCCAAATTACTCATTTTACTCCAAAAAAAGTAATTTTTGGATTTTGGATTTTGGAATTTTTGAATCACTTTTTCAAAAAATGGAAAAATCCTGCTCGGGTCAAAAAAATCCGCTACGCTATTTTTTAAAAAATCATGTCACATGTATGCTTACAAAAATTTGTTACCCAGGGCGGATTTTGCTGAAAAATTTTTAGTGACCCGGGCAGCAAAAAGTCTGCTCGGGTCCGTTTTTTTAGACTTTTTAAAATTCCAAAATCCGTGCACATGTATGCTTACAAAAATTTGCTACATGGGGCGGATTTTGCTTAAAAATTATTCAGAATATTTTTAATTATTTTTTTAGTATATTATTTATTATTTATTGAATACCTATATTTTATATATTTATTTATTGAATACTTATATTTATTGAATACCTATATTCTATATATAATTATATTGAATTTTTATATTTATTATAATTCTTTATAATAAATATAAAACTTAAAATTTAAGTATGAATAAAAATATAACATTAGATATTATAAAAAATAATCTACAATTAAATTGGAGTTTATCAGGTTATCTTAAAAATCCAAATTTAAGGTTAGACAATTTAGATGAATTAGATAAAAATTTGGAATAATAAATTAGAAAAATATATTAATGAAATATGTATTGCTAATTATGATATAAATAGAGAAAAATATTTTATAAATAATAAAATAATTATTGATAATAAACTTAAAGATATTTTAGATAATGATACAATAGAAAGATTATATGGAATATAAATATATACACTTTCTAAATTAAATAATAAATTACATTAATAACCAATTTTTTCATTTTCATTCATAATTTTCATAATTTGAAGAGCATCGTCTTTTTTCTTTTCATAAATATTAGATATATATTTAGATACTATTTCTTGTGTTTCTTTATTTTCAATAAATTTTTGATATTTATCATTTATATTTTTTTCACATAAATCTAAATAATCTAAATTTAGATTGGATGAATCTTTCAATATATCAATTAAATTTTTATTTAATTTTTCCATTGATATATCAATTATTTCTTTTATATCCATATTTATATATTTTTTTTCATTATTATTTTCTGTATATACTAATGCAGAATTATTACAATTATCAACTATTACGTTTAAATTACTTTTATTATTTAATATATATTCTAATAATTTAGTATACATTATTTTAGAAAATAAAAATAATTGTTTTTCATTTTTATCAATTTCTGATAAATCCCATTCTTCATTAAATAATACTGGTTTTATAACATTTAATGTTATATTATTTGTTATATTTATAATATTATTATTATTATTTTCAATATTTAAATTTTCAATATTTAATTTATCAACAAATAAATTATTATGAAATTTTTTTATATGTTTATTTAAATTAAATGAATGTGTAAATGTTTTAGAGCAATAATTACATATATTTTTATTTAATGCTTCATTATTTAATTGTTTGTTATTTAATATTATAATTTCAGAATCTGTATATGAACAATCACTTGAACGCATGCATTTATTTTTTCTATTGAAATGATAAATAATATTATTTTTTTTATCAGTTTTATATAAACATTTATAACATTTATATTCAGTCATCTTTTTATATAAAATATATTATATTTTTATATAAAAAATTTATTATTAGAATAATCTTTAATATCAATATATATAAAATATTAATTTAAATCTATATAATTATTACAATACTAAATTTAAAAATAAATTAAATAAAAGTAACTTTGGAATAAATTATTCGACCTTTTTATTGGGAATAATTTTGGGAATATTTGTAATTATTTTAGTTATTTAATTAATGTAATATTATAAATGAATATTATAATAATAAAATATATATTGAATACTTCTGAATAATTTTAGAATAAAAAATATTTCAAAAAAAATTATGTTTTTATATTTCTGAAAAGTTTTTAAAATTATTTTTTTTCAAATCGGAAATTTCAAAAAAAGTTTTTGAAATCATGTTTTTTTATAATTTAAAAATTATTCGGTTTTATGTTCAAAAATTATTCTATATATATCAATATAATATATAAATAATAAATAATATTAATAAATATAATAATAATAAAATATTTTATAAACTAAAAATATTCCGAAAAACATTCCCTAGATATTCCCAAATTATTCCCTAGAATAATTTTTAAAAATTATTAAATTTTATTTTTCAAAAAATGGAAAAATCCTGCTCGGGTCAAAAAAATCCGCTACGCTATTTTTTAAAAAATCATGTCACATGTATGCTTACAAAAATTTGCTACCTGGAGCGGATTTTACTTAATTTTTTTTGATGACCCGGGCAGCAAAAAGTCTGCTCGGGTCCGTTTTTTTAGACTTTTTAAAATTCCAAAATCCGTGTACATGTATGCTTACAAAAATTTGCTATCCGAAGCGGATTTTGCTGAAAAATTATTCAGAATATTTTTAATTATTTCTTAAGTATATTATTGATTATTTATTGTTATAATTTACTATATATATTTTTTACATTGTATTTTATTTAGAAAATAATAATTTTATAATAAAAATATTTTTGAAAAATATGAAAACCCTATTTTGAATAATTTATTTAATTAAAAAGTTGAATAATTTTTTATTCAAAATTTATTCTATAAACTAATATTTTTACTGGTATAAATAAAATAATACTAAATATATACATAACTTTAACGATATAAAAACTTATTCTAAAAATAAAAATATTCCCAAAAACATTCCCTGGAATAATTATAATTTTTTAAAAATTATATATTTCTCAAATGACTTTTTACTTCATTTAAAATATTAATAATTTTATCATTTTTCTCTTCTAAAACATCATTTTCATTAAATTTCTCATTTTTAACAAATAAAAAAGGATTTATTGAAAGTGTATTTTCATCATTAAAATGAATTTGATTTTCAGGATTTTTATATACATTAATCATATCATCTATAATATATAAAATATAATCTATACTTTCTTTATCACTTATATTATATTCTTCAATTTTTGATGAATTAAAGACTGTTTGTGTAGATGAAAATTTTGATAATATATTTTTACCACTAATATTATTAATATTTTCATAACCATTTGTAAATATAAATGCTAATGAAAATGGACTTAAAAATGAATAAAGATAATTTATATCTTCAAAAATATCATAATTTTCATTTTCAAGATTATTTTGAAGTTTATTTGATATAATATTTATACTGTTTAAAAAAATTTCCTTATTAAAAGTACTTATCATCTTTTATATTATATTTACCATTAATATTAATTTTACGATTAATATTAATCAATTTTTTATATAAATATATAATAAAATGGAAGATTTTATAGGATTTAAAAATATAGTTCTTCCATGGACACTAGAAGATGATAATAATTTAAAAAAACTTTATAATATTGATAAATTAGATATAGATAAAATTTCAAAAATAGTTAATAAACCAGAATGTTATATAATATCAAAATTAATTAAACTTAATATAATTGAATATAGAGATGATTGTAGAGGGTATAAAAAATATAAAATTAGTGATGATTATAATGATAATATAGATTCGGAAAGATTATTTTACATTAGGCAAAATAAATACTTATCTAAAAATAAATTATTAGATGAAGATGTAATAATTAAAGAAGAAAGTCTTGTAGATAAACTTAAAAGATTGAGGGATATCGTTAAAGAATTAAAATATAATTTATATGATACAAATTATTATATTTATGATAAAGATATTGCATATGAATATTCAGAATCATTTAATATATATTTAGATTCAATAGAAAAAACAGATAAAATAATATTTAGAATAAAAAAATTAAAAAATATATTATAATATTTGACTTTATTTCAATCCTAAGTCTGAATATAGTGCTTTTACTTTTTTAATATAATTTTTCATACATTCTTCCTTTGAAGTATCCTTAATATTATTCCATGCTTTCCATTTTTCCATTTCGACTCTATTTAATAATGATGGTTTTTCAATATTAATATTTCCAATTAATGCTTGTTTATAGTTAGCATATAAATATAGTTTATCTTCGTTACTAACACTTTCTAATTTTTTAACTTTTGATATATATTTATTAAATTTTCTTTCTAATTCATTTTCTGACATTTTTAATATATATTTATATTTTTTTAATATAAATATAACTCGAAACTATATAATATTCTAAAAAAGATGAATAATTTTTTATTGAGAAGGTATAATTTTATATATTCTACACTTATCAAAATATGAAAAAGATCTAAAATGTATTTTATTAAAATTCCATTCATAATCATAGGATATAT